GTCTTCATCTTTATCACCATTACCTGCACCATCCTCAACGTAGCCTTTAGCTCTTACATAATTATTATAATCATCTTCATTATGGTCAGTTTTAGAAGGTAGATAGTTTATACCACCTTTGTTAAAATGTCTTACTGCAGTCGCTAGACCACCTTGGTTTGCATAAAACATATTACTTCCATAAGTCTCAGCTCTTGTAGGTCGTGCATCTTCTGTAGGCACAAATGCACCTTTTAGTTTTGCTGATTGTTTATTATAAGCATCTGTGTAATCTTGTTCTGTAAATGGTGGATCTGGTTCTTCTTCGTCACCCATTAATAAGGGTAATGCACTTGAAGCTATTAAGGCAGTTTCAAATTTATTGTCTTTTGCTTTTTGTAGTAAGTTTCCAACGATACCTTTTTTTGCTTCTCCTTCTCCTGCACCTATAACTGATTCAGATAAAGGAGAACTATCAGATATTTGTTGAACCACTTTAGGATCCATAAATTGTTTACCATAAGTAGAATCTTGTCTAAGTGTTTTTAAAGCTTGGCCACCTTCACTTACAGGGCTACCATAAGTAGGGGCTGACCCTCCTAAACCTAAAGTTGAAAATGCAGAACCTTGTCCAAAGGTGCTTTGTGGACCTAAAACTCCTGATGCACCTACTGCATAAGAACCTCCACCAACTAAAGCGGCATCTCTTAATGCTCTTTTTGTAGATTTACCTCTAAGTTTTTGTACGCCAAATGTGGCTAATGCTAGTGTAAATGGATCCATAGTCTATATATATAATTATAGACAATATTAGCATTTTACTCAGCGAGTTTCAACTCATCCGCAAACCGTCCCTCGTACTGATGTTCACCAATATGCACAATAGGGTGATCAATATAGGCATAACATTTACCACCTAAATCTGTCCATAATTTACAAAAAGAAAAATCTTCACCCAGAAATGTTTTCTCAACAGGATCGTGAAGCGTGTCAAAAAAATTCCACATGTTTGGTCTATCTACATACTTACCATTGATCACTGTTTTTTGTACAATGTTTTTATCTGGGTAGGCTTTAATCATTTTATTGAATACAGATCTTTTAATTAACATACAACCAGTAGGGCTATGGGTTACTTCTATTACTCCGTTATTAACTGTTATATCTTTATCATTTTGCACCTTCATTGGGTAAGTATTAAACGAAGACTTCAGCTCTTGAATATTTTTAATTGATCCTGCCTTAATTTTTTCCATAGTTTTTTCCCACATAATAGTCTTTAAGGGGTATGGTATTGAAATAACATCTTTATTTTTTTTAATCATTTCAAGTATCGAATCTGAATCAAAATATATATCTGAGTCTATAAATAACATATGTGAAAAATTAGACTCTAGAAAACCAGCTACACATAAATTTCTACCTTGTGTAACTAAAGAAGATTTAATTAAAGAAAATGTAATTTTNATTTTATTTTTTATACAACATTGTTGTAATTCTAATAATGCTTGTGTGTAATGAATAGAACATTCACTGTGTACAGGAGTTGCAACAAATAAAGANATGTTAGAATCTTCAGTAGTTGTAGTATTTTTCCATAAGGGTGTTGAAGCTTTTGATTGAGGTTGAGATTCTATTTTTAATTCTTTCAAAGTTTGGTAAGTATCATTATTTATTGTTTCTTTCACTAATAGCTCCTTTCAAAAAGTTTGTCCATTCCATTCCTTTTTTATCCCAATTGTAAAATCTTTTGTAAAACTTTTGTTGTTCTTCTAAATGATTTTGCATAAAATCTTCATGTAAATATCCTGCTGCAACCTCTATAGCACTACTGGTAGCTATTGCCATATTTTCATAATCATTTGTATAGTTTACATAGACAGGCCATTCTGCACAGGTTTCATACAGAGCACCAAAGTTATTTGTTATAACATGAACTCCAGATGCCAATGCTTCAAGAGCTGACGCACATGATGTTTCTTCAAATATACTTGGATAAACAAACATATCATAATTAGGCATCATTTCTAAAATGTATTCATTTGGTTTATACCCTATGTAATTTACATTAGGTAAATTTGCAGCTTGTTCGTATAAGGGTTTATATTCTTCATCGTGATGTTTTTTAAATTCGTCTCCATAGACTTGTGAGGAACTATATACGTCTAGTATAATATTAGGGTTTTTTATTTCTTGCATTGCTCTAAGTAAAACATTAAGACCTCTCCATGGTGTACAGTGATGTATTAATTTTATTTGAGATCCTTTTTTATATATTTTTCTAATAGGAAAATTAGCTATACCATTTTTTATAACAATAGATCTTTCTGTAGGTATATCAAAAAAATATCTAAACTTTTCATAATTCCAATGACTATTAAATATATACCAATCATATTCTTTATGTCTTGATTTATCTCTGAAGAAAGGTTGAAGGTTAGCTTGATCCCAAGAATTTTTTTGCCAAAGTATATTAACTTTGTTTGGATCTAAGGGAACTTTACCAGGTATCGAAGTACATATTTGAACTTGGTCTAGTAATTCTTTTGAAACATGCTTTTCAAGCATTTCCATTTGAATTTCAGTTGCACCTCTTGGTTCCATTATTTTTTAGTTTGCGCATCCATACTAACTCTAGTAACCGTAACTTCAAGGTCTTGTCTAAAGTCATCCACAGTAGTGTCAGTATTGGGGTCAGCAACATCATTATCAAAATCATTTTTGCTAGCATATACTTTGCCTGTTCTTTTGTGTTTAATAATTTCTTTTGCTACTGCTGGTATTTTAGGTAAATCAGACATTCTTTTTTATACCTTTATTAACAATTTTTGTCTAGCCTTTTCCTTGGCCTTTGTAGCGCTTGGTACGTTTTTGTCGCTTCTCGTCTTTGTTTAGGGATTTCTTATGTTTTCGAGGGCCTCTTTTTTTAGGTTTATCTCTTTCGTGATGTTCCTTAAATTTTTTAGCCATTTTGATCGGATCTACTTATCTCTAATAAACTAATGGTAACATCTGGTCCGGTAATATCTGACAACATTTTTAAAATATCATTTTCTTGTAACACTAATATATTAACCACAAATTCATGAGTAGCATCCGCTGCAACAGTTTTTTTGCTATAAAAATAAGTAGACCCTGAAGTAATCTTAATTGTAATAACTGCATCTCCTGCACCCTCGTTATAAACATGAATAGATTTTATTAAAGATCTAGTATTACTTGCTACTGTATAAACGCTTTGTTCAGTATTAGTTATTAAATCTGTGTTTATTTTTTTATATGTATTAGCCATTGAACCAAGTAAACCTTTCAACTTCTTGTTTTAATTCTTCTTGATAACTAGTGTTTAGCTTATCTTTAAGCGTTTGTAAAGATTGCCCCACCTGTCTTTGATTTTCTTGACTATAATCTGGTGTTGGCTCTGGAATTACTATATCTACTTTAGCCATTATCTCATTCCATCAGGTTGAACATCTACTCTAAAAGTTCCATATCTCCAATTTTGATCTGTTGAAGTATTTGCTATTTTTACATTTGCAAATCTTGACCTTGCTCTAGTATCTATTTTATCTGTAGTGCTTGTTACTGAAAAAGGTCCGAGAGGCGAGGATGTTGAAACGTCATTTGGGTATCTTCTTAAATTAATAGTAATCTCTGCATTACCTGTAAGTAATTTAAAATCAGGTATAAATCTTCTCATACTCATAAAATTTTGTCCTTCTCCTAAATCAAAATCTCCAGATTGTATAAATGCTTCAATGGCTGTTTTATTACCTACACCATCAACTTCGTTGTTTCCTATTTCATGAGCATAATAAGTTGAAGCTCCATTAATGTTTGTTATACCTTGTATTGTCGGAAAGGTTGGTACTCCCGTTACAGTAAATTCTGTTGCGTATGGATTAGAATATAAAGTTGAATCCTGCCAAGATGTTCTTGCTAAAGATCCTGTTGTCCAAGTGTTCTCTGTATAATTATAAGTAACTATTCTATCAATATTAATTGAACCACTTTTAGGATAGAACCAACTAATTTCTTCATACAAATGATTTAATCCAGAACAAATTTGTTCTCCATTATCATAATTTAATCCTAGATTATTTCCTTTGTTGGTAAATACAAAATCTTCTACTAAACATGGAACTGATTTAACTGTACCATCATATACAAAAAAACCTCCTGCTTGCCCCATCCACCATACTCTACCATTAACATATTTAATTGCGTGTTGGCCAATCAATCCACAGTTACTTCCAACTTGTCTAATAGAAAAAGTAAAAGGAGGTCCAACAAATTGCATAACATAAGCAGAGGTATCTGTTACTATTAAAATATAATCTTTAGCCTTTGCAGCTCCTACAATTGTAGTACCACTATCTAATCTAAATGTTCCTGCGGTATTAACAGAGGTTGGTGTATAGTCAGATAAATTTTCTTGATCACTAAATCTAATAAACATTGGGTCTTGTGTTGCAGGAGACCCTATAGTTGTTTCAGTCCCTAATACAATTAAGTGCCTATCTCTCTCAGATACTATTGACATAATCGATTTTGTTGGTGCGTTTGATACTATAGCTGCTCTCGTAGTTAAAGCTAATGGTACTGAATGAATGGGATTCCATTCAAAAGTTTGTCCATTCTTTATAGTTGCTACTAATGTTTCTCCAAAATGATCTAAAGACCATGAAGCTGGTTCTAGTGATACACTTGATGATAAAGAAGATGAACCCCAACCTGTAACAGCTTCAACCGAAGCACCACTAAGATGAGCAGCTCTTGTACCTCCAACAGCTCTTGTGATACCAGTAAAAGTAGTTGTTGTAATTCCTGTATATGAAATAATTTCTGAACCAACTTGAATTGTACCCGTTGTTGGAAACCCAGTTGTTGAAGCAACTGTTATAGAGGTTCCTGTACCTCCTGTTCCCGCAGTATCATCAGAAAGTGAACCATTTAATATTGTAATAATTCCAGAAGCTCCTCCCCAACCAGATGTTCCCCAACCAAATCCTGCTGATTGGTTCAATGGACCAAAACGAATATAAGGATTAATAGTGGCTGAACCAGATGCTGCAACAGTAGTACCAGCATTAGCCGCCATAGTAATTGTAAAAGTATCTGTATTTGGAACACTTACAACTTGAAAAGTATTTGTAGTGAAATCTGCTGCACTATAACCAGCACCAACCGGTGGGGTTACAGAAGTAAAAGTAAAATAATCTCCTTGAAATAATCTATGTGCTACTTTATTAACAGTGATTATTGGAGAACCATTTGCTGTAGTAAAAGTTGCTCCAGTAATTGCAACATCTAATGGAGTAATATCGTAGAAAGCACCCTCAAAATAAATTACTAAAACTTTATTAGAACCTAAAGCAATGTAACGTCTGCCATCTAAATCTGCCCAAACTAATTGTTCTCTTACAGCACCAGCTAATGTATTCGTTGTAAGCTGTTCCCAGCCTCCTATTTTTTCGGGTAAACCGTATCTAAACCTAACAAAATCGCCATCAGTCCACTGACCTTCGGCTCCTGTTTCTGTTACTTGTTTATTAAATCCTGGTGCTATTTGTACATTTGTTAAAGGCATAATCTTATTTTACA